CTTGGGGGTCTCCCGGCGGTAGTGCATACATCCCCGTAGTAATACGGGATCTCAGTATGTTTGTACTGAGGGACCATATTGCTTTTCCGGCCGTCAGGAGGTGTTTTCTGCAGACCCGTGTTAGGGAAATACCCTACATTGGGACTACAACTGGCATAGCTCAGGTAATCGTTAGAGATGAGAGAGTTTCTCCCACCTCTGTAAACCTACAGGTTTACTATAGCGATTTTCCTGAGGCAGCCCACCACTTTGACGGGATTCAGGTTACTGAATCAGAAACTCATCCTCGTTGGAAAGACCTTAGAAAAGGCCATTTCCGCGGCGATCTTGGTGGTCCTTTTAGAAGTACGAAGAACTACTCTGAGCTTATTAATGCTCATGGTAATATTCATAACTTTCTGAGGGACAATACGAATCACATCACGACCGAGTATTTCTATCTCGGTCTGATGCTTCCGATGGGACCTAGTAATTTTGTGTATCCTTCCAATTATTTCTCGGATAATTCATCCTTGAATAAGTTGGGGGCTACCGCAATTTCTAGGTGCTCACCAAGTAACGCAACTGCTGATCTAGGCGTAGCAATCGGTGAAATCTTCAGTGAAGGACTTCCGTCCATCATTGGTGGTTCACTGAAAGCTCTACGTGACATGACTCATCGTCAAAGGCGTAAAGCCCTTGGCCATGAGTATCTCAACGTAGAATTCGGCTGGAAACCATTTATCAATGACTTGCAGAAAACTGCAAAGTCTCTTCTTCACGCTCAGTCTATTATAGACGGATACGAGAAGAATTCTGGTAAATTGGTACGCAGGAGGTATGAGTTCCCGGAGGTTCACGATAGCGAGATCGTTAGACTAAGGCAACATGAGTCGCCTTGGGTTACCCCTGATGTTTCGGGGTTCTACGATTTCGACTATGCGAACCAAGGTGAGATTTATCGTTCCTTTAAAGGAACGAAACGTCAGTGGTTTAGCGGGGCGTTTACCTATTTCGTCCCTCCACCCGGCGACGGGTTGAGGAGCGATATAGCACGCCAAGTTATTTTCGCCCGGAAACTTCTCGGGCTCTCACTGACGCCAGACGTGGTCTGGAATCTCTTTCCTTGGAGCTGGGCTATCGATTGGTTTACCAATACGTCCGATGTTCTTCAGAACTGGACGGATTGGGCCATTGATAACCAGGTGTTGGCGTACGGATACATGATGGAACATTCCATCGCTGAGTATACGTACACGTTCTCTGGCCCCACGGGTTACCGTGCGGGCAGCGAACCGGGCGTCGTCAAGATGACTTCTGAAGTCAAGTTGAGGACGCAAGCAACGCCTTATGGTTTCGGTCTAACTTGGGAGGACTTGTCCCCCCGACAGTTGGCCATCATCGGTGCTCTCGGCATGAGCCGAGGTCACTGATAGATGTATGTTCTACACCTAACGCCAACGGGAGTCTAACCGGGCTCCTAGGAGTGATGCCTGTGTCATTCACCGAACCGATTTCCATCACTATCGGCGGAGTCACCACATCGTTGCCACGCACAAGCGTGACTGGCGATGCGAGTGAGTACACCAGTAGCGACGGCGGTCTGAGGTTGCTCGCTGACCATTCCCTTACGGGAGGTAAGCGGCACCGTCGGATCATTCGGCTCGACGCAACGAAGGTCTCTGCCGATCCGTTTAGGCCCGTTGAGAACGTTCAGAACTCGATGTCAGTTTACACCGTGTTCGACGTTCCCAGCGCGGGCTTTACGCCGGCAGACGAACTGGCAACCTACGTGGGTTTCACAACCCTGTTGGCTGCCTCTTCCAACGCGATGATTGTTAAGCTCTTGGGCGGCGAGTCATAGCATTCCGCTACAACTCCACGCTTTCGAGCCTTCATCACCGTGTCGACAGATCATACTGGCTCTGGAGGACGTGCCGAACGGCGCGACCCACACGATCCAGTACGCCATCCAAGAGGAGATGATTCTCTTGGAAGGCGCCGTACTGATCGTTATCCGCGCACTACCATTACGAGAAAACTTCTCGTCATCGTAGTCTCGGTGATCAATGCGGTATATCTGGTTGCGGAAACGCTCCTTTCTGGCAATGTTCATTGCCCGTAAGGAGCGCCATGTGACCCTAATCTGGTTTGTCGTGCGGAATACGCATAAGTATAAAGTTTCATACTTTATACTTTCGTCTCCGCCGTACTTCAGATCAGTTTAGGCATCATTGACGCAGGCTAGGGATAGCCACCCCCTGATAAAGGAGGGACTATGAAAAGCCTGACGTCACTCTGGTCCTGTATTGCCAACGAAATGGCAATACGATGTTGCACTAGCGCCACGTTCGACATAAAAACTGTCGAACGTCGGACTGAACACGAGGGGCTATCGTTTCTTGCGATAACCCTGGCAGGCTTTGGTAAGGCCACCCAAAAGTGGCTCGACCAAGGCTTTGTCGCCCCTTCTGACGTTCCGGGATTCTCACGAACCCCGGGTCGACGTACTGGTCTCCCTGCATTTCTGCAAGGTTTCCTTGGGCGTGTGTTCGATCCTTGTAGCGGAGTGCTTTTGGAGCACCCGGACATCGAAGCAATCTTCGCATTGCGTCAACTTACGTTGATGTTTTCGAAGATAGCCCTTCCAGAGGATACCAGCAATGGTTACCCTCAGGGGCGTGGCGGCCGAAAGGTCGTTTCCGCTCCTCGTGAAAGGCTAGCGATGCTCGAGTTTCTCCAATGTGAGCAGGAGATCAAGCTAGGTGATAACACACTAGATCCTCTATTTCTAGAGGATTTTGAACGTGTGTCATCTGTGCTATACGGAGAGTACTTCGATTGGCTTGAGTCAAATCTTGCCAATCGGGTACTCATTCCGAAGCACGGCCCAGGCACTGTTGCTGACAGACTTTCCAGTAATGGAAAGTATGATCAGCATGTCTGGACCACCAGGCTTCAGGCGGTTTTTCCGTCGGAAGCCTTCCTGTCTGCTAACGCAAATTTTGCCGATCGTACCCATCAAAAGGTTACGTTCTGCGAAACTGCGCTCACGTACTGTAAAAGTGCGCGAGTTGACAGGGTTGACCTCCTCGAACCTGGTGCTGAGGTTCCCGTTAGGGTGATCTCAGTACCTAAGACGCTCAAAACACCTCGCATCATCGCTATTGAGCCTGCCTGTATGCAATATACACAGCAAGCTTTGTTGCGATTGATGGTTGATGGATTGAAGAGGTTTTACCCCCTCTCTTCCATGATCGGAATAGATGACCAAGACCCTAATCGGGTTATGGCCATGAAAGGTTCCCTTGACGGGAGCCTTGCAACACTCGATTTGAGTGAAGCGTCCGATCGTGTCTCGAATCAGCATGTACTTTCTCTATTCTCTTCACATCCCCTTTTGCTTGGGGCTGTGCAGGCGACTAGATCAAGGAAGGCTGACGTTCCTGGTCACGGAGTTATCCGTTTGGCCAAGTTCGCGTCAATGGGTTCGGCTCTCTGCTTTCCAATTGAGGCCATGGTCTTTTTGACCCTGATCTTTCTCGGTATAGAGAGAGAGCTAAGCACCAGCTTTGAGAATGAGAAGGATATTGAATCCTTTTCTTCTCAGGTGCGTGTCTTTGGGGACGATCTTCTTGTCCCCAGAGATTATGTGCTGTCCGTCGTTGGTGAACTCGAGACTTTTGGGTATCGAGTCAATACCAGCAAGTCCTACTGGACCGGAGGGTTCAGGGAGTCTTGCGGACGCGAGTACTATAACGGCCTTGACGTGTCAATTGTCAAGGTGCGTAAGGTACTTCCGACACGACGGCAGGATGCGACAGGTGTTATTTCTGCTATCTCTCTTAGAAACCAGCTCTATTGGGCTGGAATCTGGAAGGGTGCAGATTGGATGGACAAGTACATTGGTACACTCCTTGCGGAGTTTCCCAATGTCGCCCCATCCTCACCTGTGTTGGGCAGGGAGTCAGCTCTTGGTTATCAATTCCAAAAGCTGGATCCATACACGCACAGCCCCTTGGTTAAGGGCTATTACGTGCATGCCAAACCTCCTCGAGACCATCTCGAGGGGGCTGGTGCCCTACTCAAGTGTCTCATGCGGCTTGAGGTGAAAGACCCTCAAGTCCCAGTCAACGTTGCGAACGTTGATGCTGAGCACTTGGAGCGTTCTGGACGCCCCGAGTCAGTCAACATCAAGCTCGGGTGGAGGCCCCCCTATTAGTAGGGGTGGTCGGGCTTAGCGCCCGTG